GGAGAACATGAAATCAGACTGTCCCAGATGGCGGTCTGTACTTATGCTAAGAAATACCTGGCCTCGGTAGAGCAGCTCCGGCTTTCCCAGGAAAATATGAAAATTATGATGGAGGAACTGGACAAATACCCTAATCTGGATGTGACCGAGGGATTGCTCCGGGTAGCCAGCAACAGCCTGTTTAATGCTTTAACTGCTGTGCCGGATGAAGGGTGGGACTGTTTGTCCCCGGAAAAGCTATTGAAACAGGCTGCCGCGTTGGCAAGGGCCACCGCTTATAAAAAGCGGGTGGACCAGCAGCTTAAAAGTGATACAGAAGCCGCACTGGATGCAGGGCAGTCCCTGGCCTTTGAAGTGATAGCCCAGAAGCATCCGGAACTGTATGAGCAGCTTGTCCGGGCAATCCGGGAAGAAAAAGAACTGGCCAGGAGTGATGCGCCATGAAATGGTACGTGCTCCAGGTTTCTACCGGGACAGAGCCGGAAACAAAAAACACTCTGGAAAAGGACGGGATCCCGGCATTATCGCCTATGGAGAACCGCCTGATCCGTTCCGGAGGCAGGTGGCAGCAAAAAATCTATACTCTGTTCCCCGGATATGTATTTATCCAAATGGATTATAAGCCGGAAATGTACAGGCATTTGCTGGATACAAAAAACGTTATCCGGATCCTGTCCTGCGGCGGTTCCCCATCTTTTTTAACAGATCAGGAAGCCCTCTGGATTGAATATCTGGGCGGCAGGCTGCTGGAACCATCCATAGTTGAGCCGGATGGCGGAGGCGGGTACCGGATATTAACAGGCCCCCTGGAAGCGCTGGAGGACAAAATTATTAAAATAGACTGGCACAGGCGGCGCGCTTTGGTGTCCCTGACCATTGCCGGACATGAAGTAAGGCTGGAATTTTCACTGGCTGCCGCAAAATAAAAGGATGCGGAAATGGCGTGGGTTGATTCGTCCCCATGTTCTGGAAACATCTGCAAAGGGATTGGTACCGAATAGGGATTTCCCCTGTCCGGATGGCGCAGCCTGCCCAATGCCTTTAAAAAGCCTTTAAAACCCTTTAAAAAGCGCCTGTCCCCATATTCCAATAAAATTCTATGTGTAAATTATCCCGCCTGTTTTTGGGCCTTTCTGCGGGTACAGGAAAAGGAAGATGGTTTTGGAAAAAAAGAAAAAAATTGACCGGCTGTATACACTGGTCCACGGGGCAGGCAGTCAAACATCCGAAGCACTTGGCTCCTTATCCAGGGAGTCCGGTATAAACGAGGATGAACTGCGGGCCTACATTGCCGCCCAAAATGCGCAGGAACACCTGATTTTGGAACAGCCCAGGCAAGTTCCAACAGGAAATCCTTTTATTGGAATAGAAAAAGAACGTCTGAAAGACCTTACAAAAAATCAAAATAAGTGGATCTCACGGGGGGCGAATCTGGAACTGGCCCGTCGTGATTTCTTTTATTACTGCCATCTGCTGGCCCCGGATTTTTATAAACCGGATCGGGGATTTTTACTCCGGCTGTGCAGGGGGCTTCAGGCGTTCATGGCGTCGCCGGAAGAAACGGTTATGATCGTAAACCTTCCCCCACGGCACGGGAAGTCCCGCACTGCCGGCCTTTTTTCACAATGGGTCTATGGCTGCAACCCGGCAGCCAAGATCATGACAGGCTCTTATAATGAAACCCTTTCCACAACTTTTTCTAAAACGGTCCGCAACGGCATCCAGGAGGTACGGGCCGATCCGGAAAAATTTGTATTCCGTGATATATTTCCCGGCGTATGTATCAAAGCCGGGGATGGGGCTATGAATTTATGGAGCCTGGAAGGGCAGTACGCCAGCTATCTGGCAACCTCCCCAGGGGGCACGGCTACCGGATTCGGGGCGTCGCTGCTGATTGTGGATGACCTGATTAAATCAGCCCTGGAAGCCTTTAATGAGGATCTTTTGGAATCCCAATGGAGATGGTTTACAGATACCATGCTTTCCCGTCTGGAAGAAGGCGGGAAAATTATCATTATTATGACACGCTGGGCCAGCCGGGATTTAGCGGGGCGGGCCAAAGAGCATTTCAGTGAAAACGGCATCCTTGTGCGGGAGATGGTGATGCAGGCGGTCCAGAAGGATGGGAAGATGCTCTGTCCGGAAATTCTGTCCCGTAAAAGTTATGAAATGAAAAAAGCAGTCATGAGTGAGGAAATCGTCAGCGCCAACTACCAGCAAATACCGGTTGATCTGAAAGGGTGCCTGTATACTGCCCTGAAAACCTATGAGATGTTTCCTGTGGGGAAGGAATGCTGTGGGATATTCAATTATACCGATACAGCGGACACAGGGGAAGATTATCTCTGTTCCATCTGCTATCAGGATTATGATGGCGACGCCTATATTACAGATATTCTTTATACCCAGGACGGTATGGAGATCACTGAACCGGCCACAGCCGCCATGCTGGAACGGGAAAAGGTAAATATGGCGGAAATTGAAAGCAATAATGGCGGGAGGGGCTTTGCCAGAAATGTACAGAAGCTTCTGAAAAAACGCCTGTGCCGCCGCTGTGTCGTGAAATGGTTCCATCAATCGGATAATAAACGGGCGCGCATTTTATCAAACTCAACCTGGGTAATGGAACACATCCATTTTCCGGCTGATTGGAAAACAAGATGGCCGGAATTTTACCGGGATATTGTACGGTACCAGAAAGCGGGCAAAAATGCCCATGATGACGGGCCGGATGCTTTAACAGGAATTGCAGAACATTTTGTCAAGCCCCAAAGGAGGGCAAAAACCGGGAAACGGAGGTTCGGTTTATGATTGGGGATGTAAAAAACCGTTTGGCAAGGCCGAAACGGCTGCGGCTGTCTGAAAGGGAGCCGGTAGGGCCGGAACTGATTGAGTATTGCTTGAAACATGCCAGACGGATGGCAGCGCGTTACCGGACATTGGATAACTACTATCATAATGACACGGCTGTCCAGCGCCGGATATTGCCGGATCCGGATAAGCCCAACAACCGGATTTCCCATGGCATGGCCAAGTACATTACCAAAATTGCCACAGCTTACTTTATGGGCCAGGGGATCCGCTATGAAACGGGGGATGCCGGATATAAAAAGGCTTTAGATGAAATCTTAGAAGCAAATGCCACAAAAATCCGCCATTTTGAAGAAGCAGTGGAAATGAGCAGGCAAGGCGTGGCCTATGAGCTTCTTTATATTGATAGAACCGGAAATTTACGGACACAATCCTTTTCGGCCAATGAAATGATACCTGTTTTTGGAGACGGGATTGGCCAGTTCCTTTTTATGGCTTTGCGGCCCTATACTTACACATCCCTACAGAACCGGATTTTTACAGAATATGTGGATGTTTATACGCGGGAAACAGTGGAAACCTGGCGGCGGGCAGCGGGCGGGTCTTGGAACAAAATAGACTGCCGTTCCCACGGCTTTTCAGATGTACCGGTTATTATCCGGATGAACAACGCGGAAATGAAGGGGGATTATGAGGACATCCTTCCGCAGATAGACGCTTATGACAAAGCCCAAAGCGATACACTGAATGACCTGGACTATTTTACGGACGCCTATCTGGTATTGGAAGGCGTGGATGAATTGGTTACAGAAAACGATAAGGGGGAGGAAGTAACCGGGCACCAGGCAGCCAGGGCTTTGAAGCAGGACCGCATGATCAATATGCCGGAAAACGGAAAAGCATATTTCATTACCAAAGAGTCCAATGACACCACAGCGGAAAATTACAAGAACCGGATTTATCGGGATATTTTTACCCTGGCCCTGGTGCCGAACCTGACAGATGAGGAATTTGCGGGGAACCTTTCGGGGGTTGCTATTAAGTACAAGCTGTTCGGGCTGGAAGAACTGTCCGCGGAGAAAGAAACCTATTTCACATCTTCGGAAATGAAAAAAATCCGGTTCATTACAGAATATATCAATATTCTCCGGGGGACTTCTTTTGACTGGAGGGAAGTCAAACTGAAATTTGACCGTTCAGCAGTTGCCAATACCCTGGAAATTGCACAGATTATGAATATGTTACGGGATATTTTATCCGATGAAACGCTGATAGGCCTTTTCCCAGAGATTGAGGACGCGGCGGAGGAACTGAAAAAACGCGGCCAGGAGCAAGACGCGCGGGAAAACAGGGAACTGCCGGATGACGGAGCCTTTTCATGAACAACAGGGACTATTGGCAAAAACGGGCCGAACAAAACGCCCGGCGTATCTTTGCATACGCGGATCGGAAGGCACAGATGGTAACAAGATGGTTCGGACGGGCACGCCGGGAGATGGAAAAGAAAATCCTGGATTTCTGCCGCCAGTACAGCCAGAAGGAAAGCATCCCCCTCCAAACAGCAAAAACAGATTTGGTAAACCGGCGGGCGTTATCCATGACAAAGGAAGAAGCCCGGCGTCTGGCAGAACTTTATCCGGAAGACCCGGAGCTTCAGCGGCTGCTGCGGCAATCCTATACAGCACGATCCATCAGCCGGACAGAATTTTTAATGATGCAGCTCCAGCTTTTAGAATCAGAGCTGTATGGGGAATATGCGAATGAAACCGGGAAAAGCCTGAATGAAATTTTTGAGGAAGCCTATTATAGAAGCATTTTTGATTACCAGCAATTTATCGGTTCCGGCACACCTGCTTTTAACCGGTTAAGCCCCCATCAGATCCAGGCTGCCGTGGAAACAGCCTGGAAAGGCAAAAACTATTCCCAGCGGATTTGGAACAGCCAGCGGGTTTCCCTTGCCCGCTATTTGAACAGAATCGTCACGGTTGGCATGATAGAGGGAAAGCCCAACGGGCTTATGGCGGCGGAACTGCGCAAGGCTATGAATACGGGAGCTTACCAGGCACGGCGGCTGATCCGGACGGAATGCGCCCAGGTTACAACCCGGGCCAATATGCTGGCATACCAGGAAAATGGAACGCCCCAATTCCAATTTTTAGCTACACTGGATTTTCTTACGTCAGAAATCTGCCGGGATATGGATGGAAAAATATTTGATGTGAAAGACGGAAAAACAGGCACGAATATGCCGCCCCTGCATCCTTTCTGCCGTTCTACCACGGTTCCTTACATACCGGATGAAGAATTTGATGCAGAGGATACCAGAACAGCCCGGAACGGGGCTGGGGAAGTATACCCGGTTCCTGCGTCTATGACTTACCGGGAATGGCACAAAAAATATGTAGAGGGAAGCCCTTCTGAGATACTGTCAGAAAAGAAACTGAAAAACGGTACCGCTGACGGGCTGCGATACAATCAATATAAGGCCCGCCTGGGCAAAAACGCACCGGAAACCTTTGACGTTTTTCAAAATATTAAGTATACTGATGCTGAAGCAATGAAGTTTATGGAATTGGACTACCGGCGGCGGGGAACCCTGCTGGCCAATCCCAAGCTGGCCCTGCCAAATGCAGAAAGTGCCACGGCAGCGGATGGAAAATTTAC